ATTGCTCCGAACAAGTAAGTCTTCGCCGTGAAAGTAATTGTGGTAATCATCGCACGGCGATTATCAAAATTACCTTCATAATCATCAGACATATTGATGTTCTCAATTATAATTGGAACATCTCTTTTTTCACCAATACTGTCAACCAAGTTAATTGTTACATTAAGTGATGGTTGAAAATATGGAAGAATTTGTTCAAGAATTTGAAGCATATCATCATTTGTTTTTGTTGCAATGCTTAATTGGAATGCAACATTATAGGGAACAGGCATATAAACCTTTTTAACGTTCCCTGCGGCCGCACCACTTACACTTTTAAATGTTTGAGTGACCGTGGCCTTTCTGGTTGGATCATATGTAATACCTGTCATTTCAAATGACAGTCTAGGAAGAGTAATTGCAACCCTACCTCTCAGATTCGATTGTTCATCAATTTTAGCCAGAAATTTTTGAATAGGACCATATGCCATAGGCACCTTCATCCTATTCTCATATTCACCAGCATCATTCTTCTGACGAATTTCGATGTTATTGAATAGAGTACCAAAACCAATTACGGTTCGTCTCAGAATTTGATGATAAAAGTATGTGCCTACCATGATGTTTTCTAACTATTTAGAATGTGCCAAATGGATTGGTTTCTGTCCAATCAACTATGTCGTCTGCAGCATCTTGAAATTCGGTGTTTGATTCGTATGCATCAACACCAGATGGATCAGTGTCTTCATAGGAAACATTTTCAATATAATATGCACCCGTCGTCCAGTTAAGACTTCCCGTTGTCACTGTCGTCGCAGAACCGGCCAGAAGTTCTCCAACACCAAAGTCTCCAGCAACAGAATAAATCTGAAGTGTTTTTGTATTGGAATTCCAAGATTTTACTAGTGCAGTAGCCAAACCTGTTTGACCAGTCACAATTTCATTATAATCAAAGTCTCCAGCATTAACTGGATTTTCTGGTTCCGATACTGTTACTGATGGTCTAGTTGGATATGCAAGACCACTATTTGTAATAACTACACCAGTAACAATACCAGAACTATTGATAAGAGCATTTGCTGTGGCTGTTGATGCTCGACCAACAATACTTACGGTTGGTACAGTAGTATATCCAAATCCAGAATTTGTAACAGTCAATGCAGTAATTATACCTGCTGCATTTATTGAAGCCGTAGCAAGAGCTGTTCCAATTCCACCACTTACAGTAACGGTAAGGGTATCTGTTGTTGAATAACCAAATCCAGGACTTGTGATGATTGCACCTGTAACAATTCCAGAACTATTAATAAAGGCAGTTGCTGTGGCCGTAGATCCTGTTCCAAGAGTTGTACTTGGACCAGTTATGGATAATGTCGGTGCAGAAGCATAGAAATTACCAGAATTTCCAATACTTATTGATCCAACTGTTGTACCAATACCAACGAGATCATAAACTGTATTTCCATATCCAGTAATGGTTTCTCTACTGAATGTAAATGTTGATGTTCCTACTCCAGTAGTAATATTTTGACTCAAACTTACAAAAGTAGTTCCAAAGCTATTGATAAATGATGTAATCGTAGTCCCTGCAGAAACACCACTATCCGAAGTAACATAGTCACCAATCGCAAGAACGGATGTCGTTAATCCAGAAATTACTGATGATGGTGAAGTCGTTATTGATCCCGTTTGTGTAGATATTGCTACCAATGATATATTTGCAAAAGTGGTAGTGCCTATGCCTACAGTTGTCAGTCCAACCGTAATTACACTAGCAGTAAATCCAGATGGATTTGCAATAGTTACCGTAGGAGCCTCTGCATAACCAAATCCACTATACGTTGTTTCCAAATATCTGACGGTGCTTCCGATGCCTGCACCTCCCGTTGTTCCAAGTCCAATGACGGCAGTTGCAAGGCCTTGTGCAAAAGCAGTTGGTGCAGAAATAGTTATAGTTGGAGCTGTAGAATATCCAAAACCAGGATCGGTAATACTGATTGATGTTACAACACCAGTGAGAACTGGACTGGTTATAGTTGTTGTAATTGCAACCTGCGAATCATTGATAGTTGTGGTTCCCAATCCAACCAAAGTTGAGCCAAGAGAAGTGGACTCTGACATGTAGGTTACTATTCCTACTTGCAGTATCGCGTTTCTTCTCTTAGTTGGGGCATCAATAGAAATAACTGGATTACCAGTATATCCAAATCCAGCATTAATAATTCTAATCTGAGATACCGTTCCAGCTGCAGAAACAACAGCTTCGGCCGTAGCATTTGCACTAGAAAGACCAACTGGTGAAGTCGTAATTGCAACGTTTGGAGCCCCAGAATATTCTGCTCCACCTGACAAAGAACTAACGTAGAACACGCCAGATGTTCCTATATTAGCCCTGGCTCTAGTGCCAGATCCATCACCAACAATTGTCACAGTTGGAGCTTCCGTATATCCAAATCCAGGATTGATAATTCTTATAGACTGAACAGAATATGTCGTAGATCCAGCACCAATAGTTCCGATTGCAACTGCAGTAGCATTTGCAACAGCAAGTCCATTTGGAGACGTTGATATTGCAACAGTTGGAACAGAGGAATATCCATAACCATCATTTAAGAGTACAATTTCATTTACAGCTCCATTTCTAGCACCACCAACAGCAGTAGCTGTAACACCAGTTCCAGCAAGAGTGAGAGTTACAACATATCCAACATCAGATACATTATCATCAATATCATCAATACTAGTATCGATAACCTCTTGTTGATATTCAAACAGTTCGCATCTTAGTTCAAAAGTATAAAGACTTCCTAATTGATAAAATGGACTTTCATGTTCTACAAATTTAATTTCAAACAGACTATCCGTCAACGGAAAGTAAACTAAATCACCCTCCATTGGTCTAGTTGGAAAAGGCTCTGTAGAATCGGCCCTTCTAGCGTTCTGAGATGCATCAATATTTGACATTATCTCAGAAATGTAATCTTCAAATCTTTCCTTGGAAATAATAAATGTGGCTTCATCAGTAACTCTGATGCCAAATTTTGACATCAGATCTCCAGATCCTTGAAAACCATCTACATTTGCGACATACGCTTCAATTGGATATGCATCATCAAATCTTGCGAGAATATTTTCTCGCATAATAGAATCTGTGCCCATATATTTTCTGGGCATATAATAAACCTCTTGGCCATACATCCTAAGATGTTCATTGACCAAATCTTGCACCAGCCTTTGTTCACTGGCAACTTCTTGTCGGAAAAAGGGATTTAATGGTGTCATTAGCCGATCATGTCAAGGGGTGGAAGTTCATAATCAAACGACATTCTTTGTTGCAATTCTGCAAGTTCTCTTAAAGCATCTTCATACAGTTGTCTTCCATTCAGAGTAATACCGCCTGGTAATTGAACTCCCTGGAACTTCATTAAGTTTTGACCCCACTGACGTTTAATCAACGATGTTAGATATCTCTTAAGGAAACTATCGTTATAAACCTCTGTATTACTATTTGGGTCTAAAATTCTATAACAGTCGATTACAAGATAATCATTGGCAGTTTGAGATTGCCAATCCATATCAATATAAAGTCTATTTCCTCTCTTGTTATATCGTACTTTTTTGTCTGGACTTATTAAAAATTGAATAGTTTCGAGATACTCTTTGACCATAGAATAAGTCAGTAGTTCAACAGAACTAAAGTTATAAACGTCATTCAGGAAGATTTGATATGAAATACTAAACATGTTTTGGGAAATGGTATTATCATCAAACCTAAAAATACCATTCACTCCAATAACATGATCTGGAATTTCAATATAGTTTCTTGCCTCAGTAAACTCTGTTTTAGTTGAGATAAAGTGAGTTGAACCAACACCAACAGCTGTAAAAGTTATAGCTGTTCCGGCCTTTGCATCAGCAAGAGAGGCAGCCACCCGAATCTCATTGCGGTTATCTGCAATAGCATAGAGTTCAACACTATCAGTGCCAATTCCCAAAAACGAAGTTGTACCAACTCCTGCAAGTACGGTGTCTGATGAAATACCAATTGATGTGTGTCCTGCCCCCGCAAAACTATAGAATATTTGTGTTCCCGTTGCGAGTCCATGGTTGGGAATAGTTATGTTATTTGCAAATACATCTACATCAAGAGTGCCAAGAAATGATTGGGAATGAATACCAATAGATCCAACTTGTTTTGTTCTTGCAGTATCAATTTCCCACTGAGATACTTGGTGTTTGAGGAACATCCTCTCAACACCATCCATATGACGTTCTTGAAAGTATTGTAGAGCATCATCAACAAGATCTTCTAATTGATCTTCATCAACGTTCACTTCCAGAACTGGCTCACCCAGCTGTCTAAGACAGTAATCAATCAGTTCTTGTCTAGTGCTAGGTTTAGCCATGAATATACAACTATCTTCCAGCTATTTATCAGTATGTGCCACAATCAATAGTATCCGTCCAAACAGGAACTGTACCTATACCAGATACATTAGTTATTGCAGTTAAAATGTATTGTGATGTAGATATTCCAGAAGTGGGTGAGGATGAGAATCCAACCAGGCCATCGGTGCCGGCATAACCAACACCATGTAAATCTGGCGTTGTTGACGAATATAAAGTGGAAACCGTTGTGATACCACTCACAACTAAACTTGAAAGATTAGCATCTGTTGATGACAATCTTGTAGTAGTTGTTATACCACCAATTGCTCCAGTATATTGTAATGATGTTACTCTCGCTGCGGCACTAGTTCCAATGCCAATGGTGGTTGCATTTATCGTTCCACCCTGAATCGTTGCCTGTGGAATAGTAGCAGCACTTGATACTGTTATATCACCTAATTCCGCAGCCGCGTTTACATAAAGATTTTCCCAAGGTGCTGAAGCTGATCCAAGATCATAAGTTGTTTGGCCAACACCACCCGTTACGGGTTCCCAACTTTGATTTACAGTAAATGCATTTCTACTGTTACTCCAAACAATTTGATAGTCAATATCACCTTTAATTGTGATACCACCA